TAAAAGTTCCACCAGCCATATTTTTCTTTCCTCCTTTAATTAGTTCTGAATAATCTCTAAAGATTCCATTTCAGGAACCTTATCAATCCATTGTTTCGCTTTTATGTTATAGGTTACATAAAACTGTAATACATCTTCTTTAATTTCAAAACTCATTTGAATTCCTCTTACTGGTTTTTTATCTTCTATTGGCTCTCCATCTGAATCATATCTACCTAAGAATATAGGCACATCTATCAATGTAAGTTTGTCCAATAATTTATTACCAATATCAGAAAGTGTCTCATAAGTTTTTGAATCCTTCTCTTCTGGATGATATCGGATATTCATTTGATAATCTCTTGTATAGTTATTACACATGAGCTTTTTTTGTGAAACATCTATTACCCAAATAAAGAAGCAAGGTTTTTTCATTCCTTGTATAACCTTTTCTTTGTAGATATTAGGATATATAGTAATTGAGGGCGTGCCATTGGTAATAGCAAAACTGCTTCTGAGTTTCAGAGCTATTGCACTTTTAATGCTTTCGCCTGTAATTTCTCCTACCATTAATCTGCCGCCCCCAATCTTTTCATAAATTGCTGTAATGCTTTTTCATATCTCTTTGGAATTTCTCTTTCAATCTTTGAGATTGATATTCTCGCCATATGGTGTCCAGGAATCCACTTCTCTTGCAGCATTACTCCCTTTACATTAGTTCCATACTTTTGTTTTAATGAAGATATCATTTTAGCATTTGCAGGACTATCTTCTAAATACTTAATTGGAAGAAATCTCTTATGCTGCATATGACCATCTTCAACATGACTTGCATACTCTGCAGGATTAAATAATACTACATATAGACTATCTCCATTTCTAAATACCTGACTTAACTCCCACCTATTTCTCAGGTTTCCTGTATCTATAGGTGTTAATTTCTTAGTTTGGGCTAATGCTCTCATTCCCATCTCAGTTAGAAACTTTCTTAGAAATACTTCATACTGCTTCTGTACTTCTTTGAAGTTGTCTAATAATTCTTTAAATTGTCTATAATCTAATGCCATTAAGCATCACCTACTTTGGTAAGCAATACCTCCTGATGGGTTACATATCTAAATGGTAAGTTCGCTATACCATTATATGTTTCAATAATCTCCCCATCATCTCCAATTCTATTAGCTACTAAAATATCACCTTTTTGTATATCCTGATTAGGAGAACAGAATATTTTAATTTGTAAATAGATTGGATTAGAATCTTCTTTAATACTTTCAGGATTATCATTTTGTTTAAAGCTTATCCTGCATTGTATATCGCTGTATAAAGGTTCTTCTGGTATTTCCATACCAATAGTTCCATCTGCATTTTCAATTGCTGTATAACGGTTAATGCTTAACTTATCTGTATAGGTTGGTGCTAGTAATTTACCAAAACTTGATAGTTTCATTTACCACACCATCCTTCTGAACTTATTCAGCTGCTGCTTATTATTCATCACAATCTGGTCTAAATTAGGTCGATGACTCTTTAAGGTTTTACCTCTCTCTGAGTTATTACCTTGTAAAGCGATTTGGGTATCTCCTATCTTTAAATTAGAAACATCGCTGGCATCGATTCCTGCCAAGACATCATCTGTACTAATATTCGACTCATATTGATAACGAACTAAATCTACTGACATATTAGCCCATGTATACTTTAATCCTTCAGGCACTTCATCAATGCTACAATAGTTTTTAATGACTTCTTCCACTTCATCAACAGCTAATTGAATATCAGGCTCAGTAATGGCCACATCTTTAATTTTAGCTCTTACGATTTCATAAACGGTCATTACTGCGCCTCCTTCTTATTAAGCCTGTTCTGCTTCAGCAATTGCTTCACTTAGTTTCTTAGCTCCCCAATTACCCTTGAAATTAATTCCAAGTTCTATTGCTTTTTCTCTAAGAATGTCAAGCTCTGATTTCTCAGGTTCTTTATTTTCATCAACCTTAGTTGCCTTGGGCTTTTCTATAATCCAGCCACCAGCTTTCTTGAGGTCATCGACATCAGCGTCTTTGACCTCAAAAGCGGTATTAGGAGGATATTCTGAGCCTTCGTATCTAACGGTTTTCGCGAAATACATCTTAGCCATTTCTATTCTCCTCTCTTATATTCTCAATTAAAACGCCTTGATTACAATGATATCATCCATTCTTTCAAATGATGGAAGAACGATTTCTGATACAATTGTTTGAACGTTTACTGGATGAGGTTCTTTAATAGTAGTGATTGCTACACCAGTGTTTACTATAGAAACAGAAGCACCAGCATTGCCACTCATTAAGTCAAACTCTTCCGGAGTTGTTCCATACCAAGTATTACCAAGAGCATAAGAAGGAAGTAATGTTGCATATCCATCTGGGAAGAACTTGCGGTCTACACCCTGCTCATCTTTGAACATCTTATCATATAACGTAATTGTCAAACCTGTTTCATTCTCAATGAATTGTTTTGCAGTATTTCTAGTAACAATTATACTTGACGCTCCAAGAGGGTTCATTGCTTTTCTAATAGAATCAGATGCAATCATTCCTTTGAAAGTAGCAGTGTTCATAAGAACTTCTACTGCCTTAACCCCTTTTCTTTCAGCAAGCTTTTCAGCTGCATCTAATAGAACATCAATTGGATTAGAAGTTTCTTTATTAGCTATTGTCCACTGCTCTCCAGTTAACAACTCTACATTGTTATCAGTAGCCCATTCACCATCAACATCGTAGTCATAGTTATAAGCAATATCTCTACCATTTTCAGCAGTAGCTGTAATACCAATCTTACCGCCATAAAGAAGAGCCATTCTCATTCTTTCTGCTTGAACTAAAGCACCATCTATAAGATTCTTTGTATCATCAAAGATTCTCATGATTGTAGGCTGTGCAAATTGTTCTCCCTTAGCCAACAGTGTTTCAATATCCTGCCTGTCTTTTTCACCAATTCTCATTGCTTCACGGAAGAACGGCATTTCAGTACTTAATTCTTTAACACCAATTCTATCTCTCAATGGAGCCTTAGTATCAAATGCTGCAGGCTGTAATGCTACCGGCAAGTTATTTCTTCCCTTAATCCATCCAAGGGTTAATCCAGTTTGTTTGGAAACGGGAAAGTATTTTGTACCAATCATTGGGTCTCGCATGTTAACATTAACATCCGTCCAATAAGAGGCAATTGCTTTACTTTCGAAAATTTTATAAATTGATTTCATATTGTTTTCCTCCTCCTATTTCTTTTCTAATTATTGTAATGGTGGTTAGGCTTCAAGCGTGAGGCCATTGTAAAGCCATCTATACGTCTTGGCGGCGCCATTGCCATATGCCAAAGTGAATGTTGCAAAGCCACCGCTAATGACTCCGGCAGAAGTCTTCAGGCCTTTGACAATCATAAGATACCACTTACCATCGATGTATTTAACATCATCTGCTGTAACCGCATTGCCATTATACATTACTTTGGTTGGTTTGAAAATTTCAGAACCGTCAAAAGGTACCTCTACGAGAACCATGGCATTATTCGTTTCTCCACCGGTAAATCCAGCCGCTGTGGCAAACCTTTCGGGGAACAAAGGTGCAATACCAGCAATATTGATATCATAATCTACATTAGCGGTGCGGCTAATACTGATTGTCGGAATTACACCAGTAGTGTTGATGGCATATCCGGTTTCGCTGATAGTGTAAGTATAAGAAGAATCAGGATGCTTTCTTACACCAAAGGGAACCGCAGAGACAGTACCGATAAATTTGATATCTTTCATTGCGTTCTTTGCTTCTTGAGATACAACTGCCGGAAGAGCAGCCACTTTAATAAACCCATGAATAACTACTGCCATCATAGCATCCCCATCAGTCACATCATAATCATTGAGTACAACTCCGATTGCGGATGCATCATTTGCAGGATAGATTGTACCTGCTTTTACTATATACCTCCCATCTACTAAGGTTGCAAGTCCTGTAGAGCCTTGAATAGCTCTTGAGTGCTTAAAGCCAAGGGCTACGTAATGGTCTGGAATCGCTAAGATTTGTTTAGCTGGTGCTCCATATTCTGTTTGTTTCATCTTCATTGCCATAATCATTTTCCTCCTTTATTTAATTACTATTTGTTTGAGCCTTCCGCTCCTGTGGGTTGAATTCCCATCATGCCAAGTTTAATTTGAGCTAAACTCTTACCATAAGATACAGACGGGTCAGCTCCTCCGCCACCCTTATCTCCATCTGCTGGAGGGGTTCCTGCTGGTTTCCATCCTGCAGGTTTGCCATCGCCACTTTTGTTGGCATCTTCTTTAGGACTAAATAAGAATGTCTTTTCTTTACGAATTGCATCATTCTGTTCTTTAAATCCTGAACTGATTTTCCCGGTTGTCTCATCTATGACTATCTGCTCTAAATTGAAGAGCCCCATAACCATATCAGCATCGTGAGGTTTTCCGTTTTCATCTTCGAGCAGTGCTAATTTGATTGCATTTTTCTTTCTTTCAAGAGCAAGATTAGCTTTATACTCTTTATCCTTAGTAGCATTCTCTGATTCAAGAGTTGTAATCTTTTCTTGTAAAGCTTTTGTATCACCTTCGAATTTCTTCAGGTCAGTGATTTGCTTATCTCTTTCTGTTACCTGCTCTTTAGTTGTTTTCAACTCTCCATTCACTTCATCAAAACGATGTTTAGTTACATAATTACCATCAATGGCCTCCTTGTGAAGCTTTAAGATATTTGCTGCCTGTTCCTCTGTGAACCCTGCGGCTAATAACTGTGCTTTTGTCATTTTAATGTTCTCCTTCTGTGCTACGCTTTTTCCGAGGTTTCGTCCTCGATGCACCTATTATTATTTTACATTGTTATTGTTACTTGTTACTATTATAATTTTACAACTTTTTCTTCTCTCTTCTTTTTAGCTTCTTTTTATCTTCACAAACAAGACTTCAACGTTGTTTATAAACTTATACTCAAAATCAACAACTTTCATTTTCCCACCTATCAAATGCTCATGCTGGTCATCCATCATTTTAGTATATTCTTTTGTGTATGGGCTCATATCGAAAGTTTTGACGTCACCTACAGTTTGAAATACTACAGGGGACTCATAGCCTCCCCAATCTTCAGCTTGTCTGATAAACTTCTCAATGTCATCAAATTCCGAAGTAAACGACCTAAGGTTGTCTGTGAAAGTAAACGTGCTTCCCTTTCGTAAATCTTTATTCCCTACAGTAAATTCCATTTCCTCAATTCTATAAAAGCTATTTGAACTTGACTTCATTTTTGATTGAATATATTCAAACTCCTCAGGAGTAACTGCATCTTTTACAGATAAATATCCACCACCAACATACTCAGTCAAATTATTTATCAATGACTCCATAGTAAATGAAGGCTTATCCATATCAAGAAATCGCTTTCTTTGTTCAGCTACTCTTTTCTTATATTCAGGGCTTCCATACTGCTCTACCCATTCAAAGAAGGTAACATCTTTTCCAAGTTTGTACGATTTCCCTTTCCCATCTTCATCCCTTGCAACTCTATCCTCTATTTCATTATCTTCGAAATATGGAATTGTTGTTGACCTACAATGTGGATGAAGTGGAGGGAGGTTAACTCCTACCTTGGCCTCTTTTAATTCAAACATCTTGCCATCTAATTCCCTACATATATCAGATGTTCGGTTATCTAATGTAGCAAGATATTGATACTTCTCTACAACCTCACTTTCCTTATATGCTTTCATACTTCCTTTATTACTAATATAATTAAGCTCGGTACGAATAAGCCTTTGAGCGTTGTAATAGCTGGTTTGCATCTTATCTGAGAAATCCTTGGCTACTTCTCTTGGGCCTCTTCCTCTTACAAACTCTTGGGAAAGCATTTGCTCGAGTTGAATAATTAGTTTGTTCTTATCTGCCCATATTCTATCACTGTAATTCTGTCCTAGCCATCTTTCCCTTATAGCCGTTTCTAATTGCTTGCCTCCAGGGGCTGTGAAGCTCACTCCTAATTTAGCTTGCTTTTGAATATCAAACATTGTTCTGTAAAAGCCATCTTGATACGCTTCAGTTAATGTTTGTCCAAGTCCTGTGTTATACCCAATTGCAAGAGTTTCAAGGTTATGTCTAATATTAGCGGTTAATTCTTCTAATCTACTTACATAAGCCTTACCAGATAACTCCTTCAGATAAGACCTGTATTCAGCTGTAAACGCCTTGTCTCCTAACCTTTCGACTTCATCTAAATATATCTTCGATTGTTTATTAAAGTCTATTAATTCATTAGGCGTAAGCCTTTTACGTGCATCTGCTAAACTAATCTTATTCTCTTTTGCATACCTAC